CAAAATCTATAAGAAATTCAGTATCTAAATTATGTTCTAAACCTGAAGTCAGAACAATTAGTTCTTACGATAAGATATATAAAAAATCTGATCAAGGAAATTTCTTTGGATATAGTTATGGTAATTATGGTTATAATGGTTACACTACTCATGCTGTAGAAGATGATGCGCCAAGCCCAATTACATTTGAAGATAGAGATGATCCATTAGTTGATTCTTATTGTGCTATGCTTGATGAAATAAATGCATTATATACAGAAGGTACTTTAACCTTCAAGGAATGGTTGAAACAAGTAAAAGATTGGAATAAGTTACTTAAGAAAAAAGATGCAAATTTCAATATTGATGAACTTACGGAGAATGAACTACATTATAAATGTGGATTTTATAGTGGTTATAACCCTATGGAATTATTAACTTTCGAGGAGAAAAATGAGCAGAATATCAAGGTTTGAGGACATTTTCAACAACTTTGATAATTATCATTTCCACATACTTGGTTGCGGAGCTATCGGTAGTTCCGCAGCCACTCAACTTGCTAGATCGGGTGCTGAAAAATTTACATTATACGACTATGATAAAGTATCATTAGCCAATGTTGGTGTAAGTCAATATACTGTATCTGATATAGGTAAGTATAAAGTGGATGTATTAAGTGATCAATTGATTGAAATATGTAATAATCCTGTGATTATAGACATAAGAATGAAATTCAATAAGAAAGATCAATATACACCTCAAGGAAATGATATTATTGTCTTAGGATTTGATAATATGTCAAGTAGACTGCAAGCTGTTGAAATAGCATGTAGTGTAAAGAAACTAAAGCCTATTATACTAATAGATGGTAGAATGGGAGCACAAACATATCAACAATATTCTTTTAAAAAGCCTACATTGGATGAATATAAGAAATGTTGGTATAGTGATTCTGAAGGAAGTGAAGAACCATGTACAGCAAAAGCTACAAGTTATTGTAGTAATATGGCAGGTTCATTTATTACTAATTCTGTTGCAAAAATGGTTAATAAACAGCCATTTTACAATGAAGTAATATTTCATTTTCCATCTATGTCGTTAATGGCAAAATAATTTAAAGAGAGAGTTACGGCTAAAACCACCATTCGTTAATTCCCTGGTAAATGTGACAGCTAGGGCAAGCGTGGTCTCTCTTTTTAAATAAAAGGTAGTTAATTATGTTAGTATATAGTGAAAATTTTGGAGATACGGTAGTTTGTGATTTTTGTAATGATGATGGAAAGCTTAGTTATGGTGGGGTTTTAATAGGATCCAATGCAGTTTGTGGTAAATGTAGTGAAAAGAATGGTTATTACAAAAGCAATTTTGAATATAAAGATGAAATTGATGAAATTTTTAATAAAAAACAAACATTTCAAGATAATGTTTTATCATATCGTAAGAAGACTTATGGAACTTCAGACAATATAATAAAAATTCATTCTTGGGATGAAGAGGAATAAGGTATTATATGGTTTATTTAGGTACAGTAGCAGAATGGATAGTTGAACTTTTCATTCTTGGCACAGCTTTAGTTATATGGACTGTAGGATTATTTATGTTATCCCTGCTTATTTCTACAGCACTTGATTTTTTTAATAACAATACAAAGGAAAATAGATGAAATGTTTAATGTTTGATCTTGAACGTGGATCGCAAACGCTTGGTGGCCCAGAATCAATCCAAAAATTATTTGGTTACCCTGTATTAGCACCCACTACATTTGATCAATTTAAAAAAACCATATCTGATCTATATACTGTACAAAAAGCAGTAAAAAAGACAAAAATTGGTACTATTGAAATTGATCAAGAAATTCTAGAAACTATTCCTAAAAACGGAACTCAAATAGATGCATTAATACTTGATACATTTAGTGAATTATCTAAGAAGTATCAGAGAAGTCTTGTTGATAAAACAGGAAAAATGAAAATGCAAGATTGGGGTAAGCTAAAGAATACTCTTGATATGTTGTTAGAATTCATCACAAGAATACCTGGTATATTGGTTATGAATGTTCATAGCAAATTAAAGGATCTTGATGATGGTACAACGAAAGTATTGCCTTATATAGATGGTAGCACTAAAGAAGATATTAGTAAATGGTTTGATTTTGTATTTTATACAAGAACCATTGAAGCTCCTAATGGTGAAACTCAATATGTATGGCAAACAAAGCATACTGAAAAGTATGATCACGCTAAAGACAGAACTAATTTACTAAATTCTGAAATCCCCCAAGATTTTCAATTAGTATTAGACGCTGTAAAAGAAAAGAAATTCGCATCTGCTAAGATTCTCATCATAGGAAGTCCAGGATCTGGTAAGACGTGGAGTTTAAAAACCTTAATTAAGGAGTCGTAATGGCTATAAAAACAATGAGTGCTTCCTCTACTGGAAATTGGTCTATTGGATGGAAAGAAGTTACTCTTAAAAATGCTAAGTATGGAGTGTACAATGGTGATGTACGTTATATTGATGCTTGGTTTGAAGAGTACCCTGAAACAATAAATCTTCGTTTATATGAAGCTAAATCTAAAGAAGGTGAAGAATTCGCTATTGCCAGATTATTTAAACTAGCAAATGCTGGTATACTTGGTGAAGTAATGAATTCAAGTGGAAAGAAAAGCTTACAATATGATGATGAAGCAAAACATCTTAATGGTAAAAAATTAAATGTTTTCTTTTATAAGAACGATGAGGGATTCTTTCGTGTATTAGGTCGTATTGCTCCAGTAGCACAAGATGGTGAAGTAATATCACATACAGAAAAAGACGTTGAATATTGGAAAAAGCAAGGTGAAAAATATTATGAAGAATATAAGAAACCTGCTGGCGAAAGTAATGGTATGATGGAAATGAATGTTGAAGAAATAAAAGAAGTAATATCAAATGATACTACTGAAGTTTCTGAACCACCATTCTAATTAGAGTACGCCAAATAAGGGGCTTGTAATTTCTCCTTTGTTTTTTTATAAGCCCCTTTCTCTTAAAGGATTAAGTATGAAATATTTAAATGAATCAACACAAGAAATAGTAGCTAGATTATTAAAAGACCATAAGCATTTAAGGGATAATGATAATAAGCTACTTGCTACAGTTTGGTTTTACAAAAAACCTAATAGGACAAAGACTGTTATGGATTTTTTGCATTTATTATCCGATGGAAGATTGCCATCGTCTGAGTCTATAAGAAGATGTCGTCAAAAACTACAAGAATTAAATCCCGATCTTCGTGGTAAGCTTTGGAATAAAAGACATAAAATGCAAGAAAAAGTAAAAGAGGAATTAAAGGAAATGAAATGATAAAAGAATTTGCTTTATCTTTATCAAATAGACATCATTTTCATGAATCGAATAAGATGTCTCAACTTGAAGGTACTCCCCAAGATACCTTCATGTCATTATGGGATTATGATAAATATGTAATAGAATATTTCAATAAAAAGAAAAAATTAGCTGGATTTGATGGTCTTCTTTATATGCCAGATGAATTAATACTTGATGTAGATGGCAATACATTAGACTCAGCTAAACATA